ATCGCGCCAGTGCCGGATCGCCTCCCAGATTTCAGCTGTCGTAGTTACGTCTAGGCCGTTGTAGATTTGATCGGGCGAGGCCCCGGCTGGATAGTTTTCAGCAAAGTGGAGGACTTTTGCCATTTGCTTAACCTCCCTATCTTCCGCTCAGTAAGTGGTAGATCAAAGCGGACAGCCCACCGAGCGCCAGCCCGCATCCCCCGGCTCCACCCGTAGTCAGTATAAATCGCCATAGCATCTGCACGTTTAATGAACTCCACAGCTAGTCGTAGACCGAGTTTGCGCGCTTCTGGTGAACGATCGTTCAGCATCTGCGTAAAGAAGCCATGAGAAGCGAAGGGAGCCTCGCCACGGGAGATTGAGTCCGCGATGGCGAAGCGAAGATAGTTCCAGTTCCTGATCAGGCCCTCGGCGGTTTTCGCAGCGTACCGGCTCTCGATAATGACGAGGGGAAGTCTCATTATTTCTCCTTGCCGACATCGGAACCTCTCGGGCGTTTAGACTTCCAGGGGGGCGTGGCCGCATACACAGCAGCTAGTGACTCGAGATCCTTTGCCAGCTCGCTGTATCGGGCATGATGAAGGAGCATGGTGTCTTCGATCGGTCCACCAGTCGGGTAGATACCGTAGTGGGCCAGCCAATAAGTGTCGTATTGGCCGTTCTGAAACACCTTCGGGATCGGCCGGTGAAGCTGTTTGCGGAGCCAGGCCCATGCGGCTATTTCTTCCTCTCGCGTTTCCCAGTAGTGGTAGCCCGGCTTGGAACGGTCAACGAAGGGGATGACGATGCCGAGACTAGGGCGAGCCGCCAGACCCACCATTGTAATAAGTTTGCTTCCCGTCGTCTCAATATCGCAGGCGATGTAACTGGCGGACTCCAAGTAGTATTCCTCGAAGAGGAGGAGGTCTGTGAGCGTCGGTTCGAGCCAGAGCGTTTTATGAGTGTGCCGCACCTCAGGAAAAGCACTCTCACGTTTCGCCTTGATGATATCCACCTGGACATTAGCGCGGGCAGTCGCTCCTTGGAAGATAGAGAGGAGGGTCGGTAGCACCTTAACTGGGCGGAGAGTGCCCAGTAGACAGTGGCCCCGTATGGAGGAGACTCCAGTGAGACCGGTGAGGGCACGGAGTGCGGTATTCCCCATCGCCAATATAAGGTTCGGCTTAGCAACGTCGATTTCCTTTCCTAAGCGCTGTAGCGCGCTTTCACGGATCTCATCGTTCTCCCAGAGACGAGAAATGACATCTCCAGGAGGTCGTTCATTGAAGACGTTTGATAGAGAAAGATCGGCTCGCTTGAGCCCAACGTTTCGGAACAGCTGAAAGAGAGCGTGGCCGTACCGGCCGGTGAGCGGGGAGCCAGTGACTTCTTCTGTTTCTGCAAATGCTTCTCCTACGACCATTAAAGGCGCACCAGGGACGAGTGAGTCAGACCAGCGGCCGCTCATACTATGCCCTCAATTATGGTATCTGTGGCCAGCCGGCGTCTGACGGTGTGGTGAGAGAGGTCCACGTATTTCTGCTCACTATCAAGGCCAACAGCGCGTCTTGCTTTGAGGCTAACCGCTGCTGCAATGGCTGTTCCAGAACCGCAGGTAGGGTCAAGGAGGTCTGTGTTCTCGTCGACCAGCATGGAGAGGAAATGCTCAACAACCTGGAGGGGCTTTTCAGAAATGTGCTCGCTGTCAGAAGCGCCCCGAGGGTGAGAGATAGAATTGGAAACGGGCCTAACGATAAAACGGTCTCCCCATGTGATGAAGAGGGCCATTTCATAAGTCCGCCTGGGCCCTCGTCTGGGGTCCGGTATAATGCCTGCCAGGTCTGCTTTATGCCAGATAAGCGGGTACTCATCTACAACGAACCCAGGTTCGGACCTAAACCGCCCAGCCGCAGCGGCTCGGTGTTTAGCAGCGGTCCAGAAGACCATGTGCCCAGCGGGTGCGAAAAGTTTATGGCGAGCGATGAGCAAAGTGTCGAGGAGCTGGAAGAATAATTCTGGCCGGTCGTCATAGCGATCTGACTGACGAGAAGCCTGCATCTGTGCGTCGTGCATAGACAGTCCGTATGGGAAGTCACAGTGTAGCACATTGAAGGGCCTTTCGTCATAAGCTATAGCCCAGGAAAGGAAATCAGCACAGTACAACTCGAAAGGCGCCTTCGGCGCCACTGGTCCCATCGGCATCAGTTGATCGGTGATAGCTGCATCAATATCACGGGCTTGCCGGCGTGCGTACTGGTTGTAGATAGCCTTGGCAGAGGTTTCCCTTAGCAGTTCAGGGTTCTTCTTGATTTCCTGCTCGACGGTCAGCATACGGCTGACGAAGGCGGGCGTGACGTTCAGGGCTGTCGCGGTGCGAGCGGCCGTCCAATCCGGCTGAGTGGCCGTGTAAGCGTCATGCAGCTGCCGTATCGCCTTCACTTGGTCTTTCCAGTCGAGGTCGCTCCGCTTGAGGTTCTCCTCCAGCTCGATGATCTTTCGCTCGTTTTCGGGGAGATCTTCCCAGAGGGTGACTGCAATTTCTTTCAGGCCGAGGGCCTTATGCGCCTCGAGACGGCGCTGCCCGGCAAGCAGCCTCCCGCTTCGGTCAACTACTATCGGATGCAGCAGGCCGTTCCGGGCTATGCTCGCCTTCAGCTCGTCTAATTGGGCCGGATCGATAGCAGAGCGTTGCCGATCTTCGACCTTGATGTCGGATATCCGCATGAGGGCTCCAGAAGAAAGGGGCGGCCCGAAGGCCGCCCCAGTTGGCTACGTCCGATCCGGACCGAGTTCGTTGATGAAGGAGACCATCTCCGAGGGCCTCCGCTTGGACGGCTGCATCACCATCGTGCCAGTGCAGTACTTGCCCTGGAGATCCGGGACGATCTGCTTGAACGTCCGGCCGGCGACCTGGACGCCCATAGCCTCGGCGAACTCGCGGAGCCGGTAGGCCGCGTCCTTCGTCATGAAGAAGGAGTAGTTCTGGAGGCGGTTGTTCCAGTCCTCCGGCAAGCGGCTCTGGTCCACGTCGGCCATCGCTGCGATCGGCTTCAGTTCCAACTCGATGAGGGGGGTTTTCTTTTCGTTCTGTGCCTGCCCCGGCGTGTGCTTCAGAATGAGGAAGCGGTAGGTACCGCCAGGGAACGGCGGCGGCCGGATTGCAGTTTCGGCAGACATGTTCATGACATCTTCGAACGACATAGGTCTTCTCCTGCCCTAAGGTTGCGTTACGCCGCTGGCTGGGCTACCGACGGCGCCACCTGGACGGTGTCCAGGAAGCGGAAAAAGAGGGCTAGATCTGCTTTCATCTCGGATGGAACGATGGAAGGTGCGGGAGTTTTGAGATCGAGTGCGGGAGTCATACGGGTGTGCATGATGACTTCGATTTCTCCCTTCGGGTCCTTGCGCTTCTCTAAGGAAAGCATGGAGTTGAAGAAGCGCGGGACCTTAGGAGGGAGCTTGCTTCCCAGGGCGAGCGGGAACCCTTTGAGAGAACCCTGCTGCTCAGGCGAGCCGGTGAACATGATGTGGCTGTTGACCACGACATTGCAGGTTGTCATGTCAGAGAACACTGTTTCCAGGTACTTCTCTACCATGTCCATAGCGGTGCCGTAGTCAGGGATGGTCGCCCGCTCGAAGTGATTGTTCATCGCCTGGACGTAGCGCAGACAGGCATCACCAAAAAAGCCAAGCGTGTCGAGAAAGAGAACGTCCTTGACTCCCCATGTACGAGGGGTGCCCATGTTCACGTTCTTCTCGACCCAGCCCTTGGACAGGTCGCTCATGGCGGTCATAGCCGCCATCGGTATGCCGTGCTCCGCAGAGAGCGGCTTGTCGGTGTACGTCTTAACGAAGACGTTCTGCCGCTTGTTGACAGGCAGAATGCTCGGATCAAGGAGGATCTCGATGCCGGCGTCAAAATCCTGCACGAAGCAGCGATAGTCCGCCTTGGCGAGGGAACCGATCAGGGCCGTCTTGCCGGTGCCGCTAGGCGCGCACATTAAAACTTTATGGGGATGTACTTTGATAGACATTTCTGCGAGGGATGCCATTCAGAATGTCTCCGATGCGGGTTCAAACATGAGATGAGCGAACTCCTGGGCCTCTATCGGCGTCCCCTTGTTCCACGGCCGGAAGTCAAGAAGGCGAGAAGGTTCTGGAAAGGAGCCAGAGAACTGGAGCGCCCTGTCATCGATAGAGAGGTAAGCTGCTGGCTTCGCGATCGGCCAGGCGAGGCGTTCCCGGTACTCGGCCTCTAGCCCGTTGTCAGCGAACCACTTCTGCATAGCCTCGACACCGCCGGGATGCGCGGAGCGGCTGCTATAAATCGCTACCTCAAAGTAATCCATCGCTTCTCGGATGAAGTCGAATGCGCCGGGCACAGGGCCATCCGCAATGTGCGCTACATCGGACCAGCCGCTCGTGTACATGTGCAGGACCCCATCGAAGTCGAGGCACAGAAGGGGTTTCTTGCTCGCCATTAGCTGCTCCAATCGTCCGCGCCGCTGCGGATCTCCAGAGGGTTCCATTGCTTCTTTGTGAAGTGCTGTTGAAGGATCATCGGCCGGATGCTCGGGTCCTTAGAACAGACGCCCCGGAACTGGCACCCAGCATACTTATGGCACGATGACTCGTTGAGTGGCCAGGGGCGATTACCATAGCGCATGGCGTAGCCCTGTGCAATCTCGATCCACTCTAGCGTGTTGGCGAGCCATTCATCTAACTGAGCCTCCGTACGCGGAGCGATGTGCCGGTGAACGCGAGTGAAGGTGACGGCCACCTGACAAGCGTCCACGATGATGCCGGACACAGGCTTGTCGATCAGGACCTTACCGGCGGTGAGGTACCCGGATGTCTGTGCGTCGATAGAGTACTTGATGAAGTACCACTGGCCGAGGGTAGAGGTCGTGTGCTTCCGCTCCTGGATAAAAGTTTCTCCGGCGAACTCACAAATCTTATCGATGTGCCCGCAGTAGATGAAGGCGTCACCATCTGGCGAAGTGAGCGGCAGCATGAAGCGGAAGGAGATTTCTAGGGCTGCTTCGCCGGACGAAAGTCTGACAGTTTTGAGGGGGTCGTTGATGGCGAATTGCTCTGTGTACCAGATGATGCTTCGGACGAGCGTGAGGCGCGTACGGTTGTTGTCTCCGTGCCAGAAGATAAGCGTTTCCTGGGCACCTTCTGTGCCTGCAGGGACCTCACGTATGCCTCCATCTGGGAGCAGTAGTCCATTAACTCGGCGCACAGTCTCGCGGAGGGCTTGGGCAACGACGAGCGAGAGCGACGCATAGTGGTCTGTTCCTTTGATGCGGTGCCGGTCATAGGCTTCGAGGTACCTATGGAGGAGCCCACCGAATACGAGGGGAGGGGCGGTGTCTTTTGGTATCCAGCCTTCAATGATGGCTAGCTGGTATTTGCGGGCACATTCTTTCAACAGCGTCATGGAGCTATTATCCCACGCATGTTGAACTAATGGGGCAGACTTGCAGAAGAGTTGGGTGTCAGGCGCCTCGGCTGGCATCAGCATTCTCCTTCTCGAGGCGCCGGCGCAAGTGCCGAGCCGCGTGCTCGATTTTCCAGCGCCGGTCGGCCGTCCAGTGAGGCGTCGTGCAGTAATTCTCGATTTCCCTTAGCGTCTTGAGGATATCGGACAGCGAGGTGAGGACGGTTTCACGCATTCTTCTGGCCGGGTTCTGGCTGTTTAGCTCCATCGAGGGCCTCGATTTCTTTAGCAATTGCGATAGCGACCTTCTCGGCCTGTGCGTGCTGCGCCCAGAGGTTAGGTGAGCGGACGTACTTCTGGGCAACAGCTGCGCTGTTCGCTGCGTGCTGGCGAGCGATAGCTGCGGCCTCCCTGATCGCGGCAGCTCGCTCGTTCGGGTGCTGGCCGGTACAGGTTTCGGTGACGTGAAGGGCACGGGCCTCGCGGTCGGTGATGCCACAGCGAGAACACATAGCCTCGCCGTGGCCGAGGTTCGAGGGAACCCAGAGGTGCTGTAGGCCCCTCACCTACGGAGCGATCCTGATCAAGATGTAGACCGGGACCTTTTCGAACTCGAGGGCCGTGTAGACCCGGCCTTGCGCCTCATCCAGACAGTTAGTCAACACTTCGTTAAACTCGCTGTCCGGCTTGCTGAGAAACTCGCGGACAGCATCAACGGTCGTATCAAGGAAGTAATCGGGTTCTTTCATCGGAAGACTCCTAGGGCTGCGGCGATGAGGATAAGGATGATCCAGACGACGGCGCACGCCATGCTACCGCGCCAGAACCAATACCACTCAAACTCGTTGTTTGGGAGGATGGATTTCGACATCTTAGATGTCCAAGTTATCGATGCTGAGGGCGGCGTTAGCAGCCTTCTTTGCGTCGATGTTAGGATCTCCGTTCTCTTTCTTCTTCTTGCGGAACTTCCCTTCCGCCTCCATTTGCTGGAAACGATGACGCTCCGCTCGAAAGTAGTCGATGATGCTGGAAAGATCCTTCTGCGTTATCAGCAAAGGGTCCTTCCGGAACAACTCTTCCAGCCCGTCCTCAGTCACCTGGGCGAGGATCGGGTCCGGGACTGGGCCGTTCGGTAACTCGCTCATGCTTCTCTTCCTTTCTCCAGTCGATACGGGCTGCGTAGCAGGCGTGCAGGATGCTGAGCGGATCGAGGTGTGCGTACTCTGGCGGGACCGTCACGAGGCGCCAGGTCGGCAGGCGTTGGGTCTGTTGCTGCGTGTGTAGGAGTTCCTTCTCTATGACGGTCGGATACTCCTCACCGCTCAGCTTCCGCATTACCTGGATGACCCAGGTCACTGAGGCGCCACCAGGTCGCTTTCCAGCGGGCCGAGGTCCGGCAGCTGGATGTCTGGCGACTTAGCGCGAAGCGCCTCGGCCGTTCGATCATCGAGAAACTTTAGCTGTCTCTCGATCAGTGCTCGGACGACGCGGCTCTGCGCGCCGAAGCCAGGGAAGTAGCTCTTGAAGCGGTCCATCAGTTCCTCATCAAGCAGGAGGTGGAGATGGACCTTTCCGGGTCTTGACTTGGACATAGATGCTCCTTGGGATGATAAGTAACTCGAACGGATCTCCCGGCTTGCGGAGAACTAACACCGGAACAGGCGATCCCCTCTTGCGCTCCTCTTGCCGGACAGTGCCGAGGCACCGTTTCAAGTGCTCAACGTCCTGAGATCGGACCGCCAGCCCGTAAGGAGAGCTGAGGGCCCGATCCAGGAGTTGGAGACAGATGTCTCTGTTAGCCAGGGGCGTAGCCCCTGCTTACTGCGCGGCCTGCTGGGCCGGCCCCACGTCTCCGAGATCCACGCCAGCCCCGGCGACCGCCGCCTTGCGGGCCTCGACCACGGTACGCGCCTGCTCGCGGAAGTGCGGGCGCTTCTCGAGCGTCGCGAGCGTCAGCTCGTCCAGCTTGCCCTCCGGCAGCTCCTTGAGCTTCGTCCCACGCGCCTTGAGGGCCGAGATAACGGCGGACTCGGCGAGCTTGTAAGCCTCCTTCTCGACCGGGTCCTGCGGCAGCTTGCCGGCCTGACGGATGCCGAACTGGTACGACGCATCATAGGCGTCCAGTTCGGTCTGGCCGAGTTCCGGCTCCTTGTCCTCGATGGCCTTCTTCATCCGCGCAGCGAAATTGTTACGGATGTTCTCCGCGCGGAGCTGGTTGAGGGCCGCCGCCTCGTTCGCGGTCAGCTGGTGCCCCTCGGCGTAGGGCGCGGCGATGTTGAAGATCTGTCCCTGGATCATGACTGGCTGGGTGTTCACTGTGATAGCTCCTTGTGCTGGCCCGTTGTGGGCCGGGGGTTAACGGTACGGTGTCAATATGGCACCATGCGGGACGGGTGTCAAGTGCCTTCGTGCGGCCGGCGCATGGGGTTGTTTACCGGGTAAACGTGGTGCAGAGGCTATAGCCCGAGGTCCTCGATGCTCAGGCTTTTCAGTTTCGGGTTGATAGGAGCCGCTTCGCGGCGGCCGAGTGCGGCATAAAAGAGCCCCCAGAACTTCTCTGGCGTGCTCCATGCCTCGTGTGTCAGCTTCCAGAGTTCTTCCGGGTTGCTCGCCCGACCTGCTCTAATCCAGTTGTGAACGTAGACCGCGACGGTGCCGTCTGGCTCGATGATGAGCGCTGCCCAAGGGGTAAGTTTATCGTCCTGCATCGCACGCTCTCCTTCTGGATCAGTTCATATGTGGCGAAGGTTGTGCCACAGGTAAGACACTCCCGGACCCGCCGCGTTGTCGGGCCGGAGCGAAGTTCTTTTGGCCGGCTGTCTGTGACCGTAGTTTTCCCACCGCATGGACATAGCATCCTTCCCCTCCTTCATAGGCCGAGGTCCTCGATTGAGATATCGGCCGTGGTCTTACGGCTCTCTAAGAACTTCTGCTGCTTTGCCAGTTCTTCTTCCCGGCTCATATCCGGGGTCGGAGCGGCGAGGGATGGGACGCTCGGCAAACGAGGTGGTCTCGGTGCAAAGAGGTCCTCGACCGTCAGGTCAGCCGTTTCATTGGTTTCGGCCAGCGAGCGGATGCTCATAAAATACAGTTCCAGCATCGCCCGCGTTTCACCGACATAAATCAGGTTGTGTTCCTGGTCCCGGCCGGCGCCACGAGCACGCTGCGGAGGAAGCTTCTCACGGCCAAGGAAGTGCACCCGCCGGTACTCGAGGCCCTTTGCCTTGTGGATGGTACTGAGCGTGACGACGGCCGGAGAGCCGGGCCGGTCGCTGAACAGGTTCTCAATCTTTACTGAGAACCAGCTGACGGCTGCGTCGGTCGGAGCGGCTTCACAGATAGAGTGGATGGCCGCACAGCGATCCGTCAGGCTCTCAGCTTTGTCGTGTTTCCCCTTACCGAGGTGCTTTGCCGTTTCTGCGGAGAGCCAAGCATCGAGATGCTGGAGAGCTTCTCCCAGTGGCATGGCCTCGTTCCCGTTCGCGCCGCGCTTCTTCAGCAAGCGCGCTAGCCCAGCACCGATATCCTTCCCGAGGATAGTCGCTGGGATGTTCCGCTTGATAAGACGGAGCCACAGGCCGGCAAGCGGCTGGTTGTACCGACAGAGGATGAAGTCGCCGGGCCGGATATCAGACGGCTTAGAAATCCCGACGTGGCCTTCCGGTGCGTCTGGCGCCGACTTCATGTAAGGAACGATCTCGTTTGCCTGCCGCACGACCGCCTTCGGGCAGCGGAAGCTGACCGTAAGAGGCATCGGGCGCAGCCCAAACTGCGTGATCATGTTAGGGATCGACCGCACATCCGCTCCCCGGAAGCCGTAGATCGCCTGGTTACGGTCGCCTGCAGCGACGAGGCGGCCGCTCAGCCCGAGGAGCTTGCGGAGCATCCGGTGCTGGAGAGTCCCGAGATCCTGTGCCTCGTCCACCATCACGAGCTTGTACGTATCGAAGCGGCCGGCGATCGTGACTGGCAGATAGAGCTGGTCGGTGAAGTCGATCACGCCGTCCCAGGCTCGCATGTTCATTCGTGCTAGCAGCGTCCGCGCGCACTCGATCAGCCAGCTTGGGTCCCAGTCCTCCGAGTCAATGTCCGCATTCTCGAACAGCTCTGCCCAGTTAGCTTCGGTGTCATCCTGCGCGCCGCCAGGTGAGCCGGCAGGCACGATCCCGGTGTTCCGAGCTGCATCGACCAGCTTCTTGAAGTCCGGGCAGGCCATCGGGGAGGTGTCGAAGCGCGGCCAGAGTTCCTTAGCCGTGAGGTAGAGCTTCCCGGTTTCCAGGGTGAGCCGGCGGCCGATGGCCCGGCCAAAAGCTGAGTGGCCGAGCGAGTTCATTGTCCGACAGGAGACTGGTAGGCCAGCTGCTTTCACGCGCTCAGTAAAAGCTACCTCGATGTGCTTGTTAAAGGCACAGACGAGCACGCTGCTCGGCAGGAGCCCTTCGCGCTGTAACTCTGCAAGGCCCTTTTCAAGGGTGAAGCTCTTACCGGAGCCGGCAACTGCCTCGAGGACGAGGTTATCATTTGTCATGAGGAGCGCTTCGAGGAACGCGCTCTGTTCTGGTGTAAGGGTTTTCATTTTCTTCTCACTGCGTTAAAAGGAAAGGAACAAACAAACGAAGGCCGCTAGCGTGAGGATGATTATAACCAGCGCTATGCGGCCCGCGTACTCTTCCATTCAGCGGGCAGCTTTCTTGTGGATCGGGACGACGTTCGGCGCAGAGCGCGCCGTGAAGGAGATCTCGTAACCGAGGCAGGCAGCGACCGCAGCGATCGTGCAATGCTGCGGGCGCTTCGTTTTGCCCTGGAACCAGGCGTGCAGGGTCCGTGCCGTTACACCGCTCTTAGTTTCAACGTAGGTGAACGACACTTTCTGGTCTGCGATTAACGAATGGAGCCGGTGGATGATCGGGTCCTTGTCGCGAAACATGTAGCTCTGGTAGATTTTTGTCATTTGGGAGGGCCTTCATTTATTACTGTGTCCAACGTTACCACAACCGGCCGCGAAAGTCAAGGGGCCTGTTACGTTTTCGGTCGCAGGTTCTCCGGCAGATTGCTGTGCAACCACTCAGTCAGTCCCTCTTTCGTTGCTCCGATGCGGGGAGCCTCCCAACCGAAGTGCAGCGCGACAAGCGCCAGAAAGTGAGGATAGGTCCGGCGGTCGTCTCTGATGTACCAGCGAGCGCCGCAGGAACAGCATAGATCCTTCCCCTCTACATGCTGGAAAGGCTGATAACGGATTACCTTATGTACCATCACGTCCTCCGTAAAAAGGCTACGAGGCCCGTAGCCAGTTCCTTGGGAACAGCGTACTTCTCGATGAGCACTCGCTCGAAGGTGAGCTTCTCTGCCGCATCCAGGCGCTTCGCCTCGAGCTGGAGCGTCTGAAAGAGATACGCACAGATGTCCACGCTCTTGCGTGCGCCGAGCGGCGGGCCGGGATCGTTCTTCATGTGCGGACCTTTTCTGCCGAAACGCTCTCTGGCTTCGCGAGCAAAAGCTGTAACGCCCTCGGCCCGTTCTTGTACCAGGCGCACAGGCGGTTCCAGTAGATCGAGGTTTCCTGCTCGGAGGTGAAGGTCATCTCGATGATGATCTTCATCTCGCCGCTGCGCTTCCAGTGGATGTGCGTCAGCATTCGTTCTTCGCCTCGGGCGGCTTCGCCGGCATCCGCCATTCAGTGATGTCTGTGATGCCCAGCTCCTTCATGGCGGAAGCGTTCGCCTGAATGAGCGTGTCGATTAGTATCAGCGCCTGCCGGTTCGGGATCTCCAACGGGCTCGTCCCGGCGGCCATAGTAACTGTGTTTGTGAGCGCAGCCGTGCGGAGCGTAAACAGGTCGTGACGCTCGTCCACGAGGCGTGCAGCCGTATCAACATGTGCCTGCTTCATCTGAAAACTCCTAAGGGAGGGGCCTTAAGGCCCCTCCCTCCTTGCTGTTAGCCGACAGTGACTTCTACCGCGCCGATCTCCGTCTCGCCGGACTCGATGCCCAGATCGACGAGGTTGTCGTTCAGGTACTCCTGAAGCGCATTCACGAGTTCATCGTCCTCGTTCTGGAGTTCCTCCCTCAAGTCTGCGACAGGCGCGTCGATGACAGCGGTGATGGTGATCTTAAACTTCACTTTCTTCTCCTCAGGTTGTAGCCGATGAATACACCGATAGCTCCCATGAACGCGCCCCAGATAGCACAGGCTATCCAGGCGTTGTTCATGTTACTTGATGCCGAGCCGTCGAGCGGCCTGAGCGACGATGCTCTCGACAGCCGTCTTGACTGGCATGTTAGCGTTCTTGCAGACAGCGATAGCGATGTCGGACTCGTACGTTTTGCCGGGCCTGGTCGGATCAGGCAGCGACGCAACACAGGTCACGCTGACTTCGCCGGTCGTCAGGACCTCAGCCTCGAACCGGCCGCCTGCGTCGATGATTTCCGCAGCTAGGCGGTCGATCGCTTCGCTGTCCGTCTCGTACTCGGTCAGGGCTTTCCGGCCGTAGGGCCGGATATACTGGGTAAATGGAATAGTCATTCTAGAGCCTTTCTGAACGGCCGTCAGGGAACACGCGGTAGCGCCAGCGAGAGAGGCGGCGCTTTCCGCTGAGGAGGCGGATCTCTGTGGCAAAGCCGTACCTGTTATTGCCCTTCCAGTGGACGATAACTGTGGTGTCATACTTCTTTGCCAGGAGCTTCGCTCCGTTAAGCGCGGTCGGGAGGTCCATGTTCCACCGGCTTCTCGAGATGCAGCACATACGCGGTGCTAGAGAGTGACATTGCGTATGCAGCTGCTTCACGGAACGTAGTATACGGACCGTAGGCCCGTCTGCCTGTGGCACCGAGTTCGTCGATGACGACGAAGCGGGCAATTGGCTTAGACACTGTTGATTTTCCTTCTCTGGGGCGGTACTGGAAGCGTACCAGAAACGGCCACGCAAGCGCGTGGCCGAGACTGCTGCGCTACGAGCAGGTCACCTCTGGAAATGAAACAGTCGTCAAGGCCGAGATAGCCGCACGGAACGCAGCGATAGCCTCGAGTGCGGTTGGTGCGTTCACCTGCGACCGGATGATCGGCTGGCTTTCTAGGCCGGCTGTAATGACGTACACGCCGGTCGTGCCTTCGAGGGGCTGGATCGTAAAGTGCATCATTCTTCCTCCTGTTCGAGAAGGTCCGCGATAGCGGCTTCTCTGGTTGCACCGAAACCCTGCGGCATACCCGGCTCGTAATCGGCACGGACAGCCGACCAGTCGAACTGCCTCAGGGGGATCGGCTTCGGATCATAAAGAACACAGATGACCTTACTCATCGTACCAATCGCTATCGTCATAGCGCTCCTCTGCTTCGTGTGAGCGGCGGTCGCGGTATTCCTCGTATGCCTCGTCCGGGTCTCGCCCGTGGACGGGGCAGTTCTTGTTGAGCTTCGGTTCCGGCGGGTCGATGTCTGTGGCGTGGACAGTTGTCCAACCGCAGATGCAGTCTGGGTCCTCACCCGGGATTTCGTCAACGGGGAAACTCATAAGCCTGCCTCCTTTTTGATGAGGTTGTATGCGTCGGCGAGTGACATACCCTTGTTATCCATCAGCCATTTTACAGCTGAAATCAAGCGGCCCTCACCATAGAGCTGCTTGACTGCTTCGGGCAGCGTGCTGTCTACCGAGAGGGACGGATAAGGGTGCGGCCACTCGAAGGTTGGCTTTCTGCGTTTCATGTTATTCTCCGAAGATGGAAACGAGGAACCGGCTGTCAGCCGGGATGACGTGAATGCCCCACACGTCGGGCAGCTCGAACGCGAACCACTCGTGGCCGTGCGTGTCGCGGAACATGGCGAGGAGCTGGCCGACGAGCGGGGCACCCTTGTGCTCCCGCCCGAAGAACTCCTGTTCGACAGTAATATTCATCCGAGGTACTCCCGAACAGCCTTGATTTCAGAAAGCAGTTCGTCTGAGGACGAGCCGACGAACTCATCAATCTCCCTGACGGACGCCTCGATCTGGTCGAGCAAGGCCGGTGTGACAGCCCATGCGGACAGCCGGATCACCGGCACCTTGTGCCGACGGTCTCGGAGCTGCCAACGGCCGGTGTCCTTGTTGTGTTCGGCCAGGCTCCTGAGCCGAAGGCTGTTCAATAGGTTCCCGGCCTGTTTCGCATCGAGGTGTAGTGCTGCCATCACCTCGCGTGTAGTAGCCGGGCCGAGGTTGAGGAATGCTACGGCTTCACGGGCTTTTGACATTAGACCGACTCCTCGATCCCGAGGGTCGCCGCGATAGCGGCGGGCGTCCACAGCTCGAACACTTCGATGTCCCTGGACAGCTTGTCGAGTAGTTTATACGGGTCCTTACCCCGCATGTAGGCGTTGAACGGTGCCTCCTCAGGCTTTGTGCCGGGCTTCCACAAACAGGCGGACAAACGATACTCTATCACGTGGCCGCTGATCTCGATGTTGAGCGTGACGTATGCGAGATGGCTCTTGATCGGGGCCTTTTCGAGTAAGGCGGCCTCGAGCTGGGCGCAGGAATTGCTGAGTTCAGTGGGCTGCATTGTGAAGTGTCCTTCTAGGAGGTTTTCGGATGGCTCCCCGAGCTGGAGTCGAACCGGCATACCTGGAACCAAAATCCAGTGTCCTACCTTTAGACGATCGGGGATCACGGCCTGTCTACCGGGCCGAACGCTTTATTTCTTCGTAAGCATGGCGGTACGCGCCCTGGCCCATATCGAGCTTGGCGAGTTTGCCCTCTTTGTAGAGGCGCTGGGCTTCGACCAGCGGAATACGCTTGTCGCGGCTCGCGTCGCGAGTATCCACGACGATGTGAGCCATTTCTGGTTCGGGCTTTTTACGCATCGTGTATGTTCCTTCTGAGGGCGCTTTGCGCCTAGCCGGAGGTTTTCTCGAACGGCCCGCCGGTTGCTGGCCGCTCGAAACGCTGTCCACGCCCTGTGCCGAGCTTGCAGCCGAGCTTGATGAAGCACATCGGACAGAAGTTACCCCAACCACGGGGCGTCGCTGCGTCGTAGAAGACGAGCATGATCGGGCGCTCGCAAGCGTCACAGTTTGATGGTGGGTTAGCATGTTTCATTGGTCTGTTCCTTCTAGGAGGGGTTTAGTAGCAGGCGGGCGGTTTTTGCCCCGCACGCGCATCATGACACCATCCGCCGTTGATGTCAAGCACCTTGTGAATTATTTGGTAAGTACGGAGCGTAATGCCTGTTTGGGTAGTCACCGTCTTTGTACTCTAAATAGCCGCTTTGAATTAGAGCGTTGAATGTGCTTTCAAGGTATTGAGGCGCTATTCCTGATTGTAAGAGCTTTGTACGAAGATGCTTCTCAGCAATAGCAATCTTTCCATTTGTACAGTACTCTGCTTTGGCCCAGCGGTATACGAGGGCTATTGACTCCGTTTGTGATGGCTTTGGATCTAGCTTCGCTGCTACTTCAGCAAGCTGTTTTGAAAGCTGCCTCATTAGTTTGGCGAGTTCTTCATTATTCACGGCCATCACCTCTCACTGGCATTGGAAAGATATCATCTGGCGTCAGATGTCCAGTGACTGCGCGCTTATGAAAATCAGCGTTTCGATAGGAGAGCAGCCGATCCTCGCACGCGGCCCATGCAGCATCTGGATCTATCGCAGGCAGCGTTGTGAGCTGGCCAGTGGCTGTGAGCGCGCTGATCGCAACCAGGTCTTGCTTCACAATCACTACGTATGTGGAGCCGCGCTTCTCAGTTTCAGTGGTCATAATCTCGAGTGGCCAGCCGACCGGGCCGTTCTTGATTTCGTAGAGTTCTTTGTCGGCGAGCTTTGCTTGATTGAGGAGGAACCGCATTCTTGTAGCGGTCTTTTGATCTGCTGCATCCATCTCGATCGGGCCGTGTAGGGCGGTGTACCAGACGCGAATGTAACGCTCGTCGGGCCGAGGGCGCTTACGGAGTTTTGGCATTGGGCGGGCCTGTTGGTTTGGTGGATGGTGTAAGAGTGTAACATGGACTGTGGGGAAAGTCAATGAGAATCGTGGGGTAGATCATACTGGAATGTTGAATGTCGAGTGTGCTGGAACCGGGTTTTGACCCTTCCGGCCTCCCGCCCTATATAGTTATTATTTTTTTTTTTTTCTCATAAGACTGAGGCCCCCGAAACCGGCAAAAATCGATTCCAGCACTCTCGGCATCCAGCACACCCGCACAGCATATGGGGCACTTTACCCGGTTAACATGGTGTCCCGGCTCGGCCAATAGAGGATCTTAGCGTCCCCTCTGGGGGCCAATAGAGGATCTTAGCGGCCCCCGTAGGGGGACAGTAGAAAAGCGGCCGCCTTTCAGCGGCCGCCCTCTCAACGGTTCAGGTAAACGAATGCAGCGATCATGAAGAGGCAGAGGGCTGCAAGCAGCATGTCACCGGGTCCGCATTCGGACCAAGATGGTCCGGTAGAGGCTGGCGGCCGACGAGAGATCTTTGAGGAGGTTGAGGGGAAGCTCTCCGTCCGGCGAGCCACACTCGCGCGCCACGGCCGCCGATATGTTGCGCAGCTCGCGCAGGATGACCTCTTCGACCATGCGCTGACCTTCCGGGGGGAGCATGGCATGGATGTAGTTGACGTTCATTCTAGCTGTTCCTTCTGGGTGAACGGTACCAGTCCGGTACCCGGAACCCCCGGGGCAAATGCCCCGGGGGAACCGGCTGCCGGGCGGGTTATTCCGCCGCTTCGGCCGCTGCCTTGGCCGCGAGCGCCGCTTCCACCATTGCCGCAACGGCCGCCCGCCCGTTGGCGAGAGTCGCTTTCTTGGTATCCGCGTTATGCGTGACCGCCAAGATGTACGACTCGCCGGCGATTGGTCCGCCCGCCGCGATAAGGGCGGCTTTGCCATCCGCCACCGTCTTGAGGGCCATGCGCGTCTTGGCGCCGACACCAAGCAGTTTCAGGAAATCCCGACATTCGCCCATCCAGATGGTGTCATCCGACTGGATACGCGGGTCCGCCCGAAGCCACGCGAGGCGATTGGCAAAGGCAGTCATCGCCTTGTCGTGTTTCCACTTGGAAACCTGTTCCACCGTCATTTCGGCCTGGTCTTCGCGCGTGATAGAACGCGCGTCGATAATCACCTGCCGCATCCCATGCGCGAAGCCGCGCACAATCATTTCGGGAGTATGGTCTGCGAGCGAGTGTACAAACGCTTCCAGCCCGGGAACCGAATACGTGATTTCATCGGGCAGAGTCATAGTGATAGGCATAACGCGATCCTTTGGACTTTCGGTTGCCGGCCCCGCGTCTAGGGCGGGGGCCGGACCGGGGCGGCTCGCCCTGGCAAGGAGGACAGTACCCCAAGCCTACCCCAAAGCGTAGTGCAAAGACAGCATGGCAGGCATGTAGGATCTGCATAGAGGAAGAGGCTTACGGAATAGTCCTATCCTACAGAGGAATAGTCCTACGCGCTGCGTGCATAGCAGCCACGCTCCCCCCACATGGCCCGTGGCATCGATCTTGCAGTAGGTAGCGGCAGTTTCTGCGCAGTTTTCAAACTACCCCAATTCTACTCCATTCCCTCTTTCAACACCACCATTACTGCGTTCGGCCCGGAAAAACTGGGTTGACTTTCGATAGCAGCCTGTTAGAATACCATATGGGCAATGACGCAGCCAAACTCGCCCCGATGCGGCCCGGCCCGGCGCTGGAGGTGACGCTCGGCCCGGGTGGCCTAATAAGCGGAGGGATGACTAACGAGCCTGCCTTCCGGCACGCCGGCATTGCGGCCGCTGAGGACACTGTTTTCGACTCTCCGACGCCGCACGGGGATGACGTGTCCGTAGAAGATGTGAGGGAACTGACCGAGGAGGAAGTCGCGAATGCGCCCGGCCCGCATGAAAAGAACAGCGGCTCGACCGGTCCAGCTATCAGAGCCCTTCGATACCAGCATCATGAAATTGCTCGACTGCTTGCTGCAGGTACGCGCCCTGCGGAGATCAGCCGCATCCTCGATATCACAGTCCCGACTATCGCCCGGCTCATCGCCACACCGCAGTTTCAAGATCTGCTGCATGGATATACCACCGCTCGAGACCACGCCGCGATTGACATTGGAGTACGTCTCAAAGTCGCCGGAGCGATCGCCCTTGACAAGCTCACAGAGAAGCTCGAAGGGACGCCGGGCGTAGCGATGCCGGCAGACTGGCTGACAAAGACAGCTCTCGGCCTCGTAGACCGGGCCGGCCATGCTCCTGTGCAGAGGACTTTCCATGCCAGTGTCAACACCGCTATCAGCCCAGCAGACATTCGAGCAATGCGAATGGAGCGGGCCGCGCGAACGGTCGTGCTGGCTCCGCATACCGGACCGGATGGCTCCTCCAAAGCCAGTGATCGGCAGGATGACTCCTTCTCAGCAGCGGGGTCTCCGGCACGAGAGGAAGGTGTGGGAGTATCTATGTCGAATACAGCCGACGCTATGGCCCGAGATGATGCTGCTTCGCAACCCGTGGTTCCAGAACCTTAGCTTTACCAGCCCCGCCGTAGGCGGGCCGCAATGCGGAGGCAAAGATGCCAGCACCGAAGAGACCACCGAAGTCGAGGCCGAGAGGCCAGGGCTCACGTCCACCGGCTATCCCTGGGCCGGGCCAGTTACCGCCAGGCCCGCCGGGGATGCCGCCCGACGTACCTATGCCGCCAGGAGCCCTTCCCCCGGGCGGCCCACCGATGCCAGGGATGCCGGGAATGCCAGTCGGCCGGGCGATCAAGGGCCTCCGGTAGAAGGGAAGCAGTTAGCGAGGGGGGGAGAGGGCGCTTTGCGCCCTACCCCCGAGCGAGGTTTGCGTAGCCAAGACTCGGAGAGTAGCCATGCCACTCAAAAAGTCACCTTCCAAGAAAGCAGTTTCGGAGAACATCCGGACCGAAATGGCGGCCGGGAAGCCGCAGAAGCAGGCCGTCGCGATCGCTCTGGAAACGCAGAGGCGGGCTGGTGGGGGGAAGCAGCGGCCAAAGGGGCGATCGTAGGGCCACGGGCAAGTCCAGACATCGTAGGCGTTTGCCGGGACTGGGGGCTGATCGTGGAGGCAAAACTCTCGGTGACCCCGCAGGCAGAGGAACAGCTTTTACGTTACAAGGCCGTTTGCCGGGACGTGTGGCCGGAGCGCCGCTGGGTCTTGGTGCAGGCGGTGAGGAACTGGCGGGCGGGCGTGCCCTACTGGGTGGTCGGTCCGGGCAGTTGGGAGCGAGCAAGGCGCATGGTGGCCTGGCACTTCCAGGCAGCGTAAACAAGGAGACAGAGTGTAATGAAGCCAATGATCTGTATTGTGATCCCGCTGGGTGCAGCGCCCGGATACCCGGACCAGGGCCTTCCTCAGCCTCCAGGCACTGGCATCTGGCCAAGCCCGGGGCATCCGGCTCACCCGATCGCACCCGGCGGACAGCCTGGCCATCCGGATCAGGGTCTCCCGCCTGGTGCAGGCCATCCGAGCCACCCGATCGCTCTGCCTCCGATGCCTGTGCATCCGGAGCACCCGATCGCGGGAGTAGGCGGGACACCGGAGCACCCGATCTACACGCCTCCAGCACCCGGCGTGCCTTCGCACCCGATCTATATCCCGGGCACGCCGACGCATCCGATCGCGCTGCCGCCTGGGACGGTGTGGCCACCGCTCCCGCCGAACGCAGGGGAAGGCCCGGGCGTAGTGGTCGTTCTCGCCTGGGTACCGAGTGTCGGCTACCGCTGGGTGGTGGTTGACACCGGGCAGCAGCCGGATCAGGGCCTGCCGCAGCCGCCACCAGGGCCGGACCAGGGCCTGCCGCAGCCTCAACCGCCGTCGGCACAGCCGAGGCGCCGGTAAGTCCGCCCGAAGGGCGTGCGATAGGTACGCGAGTGAACGTAAAAGGAGATTAGAAAATGAAGAGGCTTCTGTTTGGTGCTATCGCTGTTGCCGCGCTGGCCCTTGTTCAGCCAGCCGCAGCCGACGTTATCATCACCTACGGCCAGTCGGGCAGCGGAAACACGATCACCGGCACGGCTAGCGCCACTGGGACAGTCTGGGGCGGCACGGACATCCCTGTCACCGTGACGCAGATCGCACCGAACGGTCCGGCTACGCCGTTCAGTGCCTTTTTGGATGTCAGCGCGCACTCGATCGGCGGCGCGAACACTGTCGGGCCGTTTATCACCCAGGAGTTCGCTGGGACTTTCAGTATCTGCTCGACGGCCGCTGGCTGCGCCGTCAATTACCTGTCGGGCAGTTTTTCTGACGGCGCGCTGACCGCGAATGGAGCAGTGCAGATTGTCGTCGCAGCGCCTGACGTGACGTTCACCTCGAGCGTTATCCAGGCACTTGGCGAGCCCAACGCGCTCGGGTTCTCGTTTACTAACGTGGCGCCGCCGGTCAGCCTGGTGGCCTGCACGGCGAGCAACCCTGGCTGCAACACTGGGCAGACGATCAACAGCTTTACAGCTTCCGTCTCTGGCAATGCTTCGGCATTCGAGGTTCCCGAGCCGGCCTCAATTGCCCTGTTCGGGGCTAGCCTGCTCGGCCTCGGCGTTCTGCGCCGGCGGAAGAAGGAGGGCCTTGTAGCGTAGCACCGCGTGTACAAACTCGTAAATAGGAGGTGAGCATGGCAGAAACTACAGTACCGCCCCGAGCCGGCCCGCAGCCCAACCGTAGCCCGGTTTCCGGCAGCGGCCCGCAGCAGGAGCAGCAACGCGCAGCGTTCGATCCGGAAACGGGAGCTTACATGGAACCGGAGCAGCCGGAAGACATTCTGGAGGCCCGCCGGCGCGTCGCGGAGTGGGACTGGGAGAAGGAACCGAGGGATTGGTCGAGCGTCCCGACGTATTTTACGCCGGAGGCACCACCTCCGAAGCCGCGTGTGGGCGGGTATACATCGAAGTCGGGAGAAACGATTGCTTTCGCTGGTACGACGGATGAGACTCGGGCACTGGCGGCGCTGAAAGTGCTGAAGAATATGGGCTATACGGCAGACCCGGCGGATCTGCCGATCCCACCGCCAGCTGGTACGACGGCGACTTCGCTTCAGGCAGGAATGACGACGAACCGGGCTACTGGCGTTCGGAGTGGTCCGTAAGGATGGGTGGAGGTCTTCCTGGTCTTGGCCCGGCACAGCCGGGCCAAGTTCCGCTTGATCAGCTTCTTACAGGACTGATCAAGGCTCCGCTTACGCAGAGCGCGCCGGCGATGTTCTCTGGAGGTGACCCGAATACTTCGATGCAGATAGCGAACCAGGTAACAGCGCCGCAAGCGCAGCTGCCTACGCCGACAGGGCCGAACCCCGGCGCGCCGACTGGCCCGCAGATGAGGCCGGGGGCTCCGCCGGCCGGGCACGCACCTCCAGGCGTTGTCCGGCCGGGTATGCCGCCTTCTCCGCCGCAAGCACCGTACATGCCGACAGGTGGGCCGGTAGGACCGAGCCAGTATACGTTTGACGTGTCGAAGCTGGCTCCGCAACTGGCCGGCCTGGGTGGACGGCAGTTCACTCCGCCGATCAGGCAGACGAACTTCGGGATGTAGTATGCAATTTTATACAGCAGAAACGATAAACAGATTTGAAGCACTAATAGCATATATCCCGTTTCACTCTTGTTATGAGTGGCTGGGACCTAAAAATGCAAATGGTTATGGTACTTTTACTATTCGTGATGCTGGTGGACAGCATTTGGCCCATAGGGTAGCGTATCGCATACACAACGGAGCTATTCCAAATGAGCTTGGAGTACTACATAGTTGTAATAATCGTGCATGTGTCCGCATAGAGCATCTTATGGCTGATACACAAGCACGAAACATGTATGATGCTTCTGTACAAGGACGTATGTACAAGCTGACAAAAGAACAGATATCTGAAATATTAAAGCTGTATGTGCCGTATAAGTATGGACAAATGAAACTTGCAAAACAGTTTGCTGTGTGCGAAAATACTATTATGGCAGTTCTACACAGAGCTGGAGTGAGGTCGTGGAGACAGCGTTAAAGGGAGAAGCACTTCTTTCTACGTTAGCAGCTCTATCTGTTAAAGAGCGTGTCTCCGCATGTTATGATGACCCAGTTCTCTTTTGTAGGTACTATCTAGAACATATGTTTCCCGCTCCTATACCTCCGGTACACAGAGGGCTGCTTGCAATTTTGACAAGACAGACTGCTTTTTTAGAGGCATATGGAGATATAGACTGGATTATTGATAACTTTATAATGGAACGAGATGGAAAAACGTATAGGATCTTTGAACGAGGTGCAGATGGGATACTTAGGATGTACTTGGGAACCCACACCTTGGTTCTACTACCTCGAGGTTTCTCTAAGACAACTATTTGTGGCATCGCTGATAGTATCAGAGATATCTGCTATCAGCTTGTTCAGCTTTCAGCTTATGTTTCTCACGCCGCCCCTCACGCTGAAACACAACTTGAGAATGTTAAAAGAGAACTCGAGGCGAATACTCGCATCCTCCACGACTTCGGGATACTTAAACCAGAGCGTTCGACCGGGAAGCATTGGTCTGTTGACATCTTTGAAACCACGAACTCCTGTGCTATGGTCGCGAGAGGTGCGGGAGCGCAGATCAGAGGTCTTAACCTTCAAGGAATACGACCACAGAAGGTGAAGGTCGATGATGTGGAGGACCGAGAAAGTGTTTCAACTGAAGAGCAGCGGAAGAAAATGCGCGTTTGGGGGTATGGGGATCTACTTCCATGCCTACCTGCGCTTGATCCTCTTGCTGCTATGGTTGTTATTGGTACTGTTCTTCATCCAGCAAGTCTATTGATGACTTGGGCTAACGACCCGAAGTTCAGTGTGATACGGTTTGGAGCCCTTGATCGGGCTGGGAAGCCGATTTGGCCCGAGAATATGTCGGTAGAGCGGCTGGAAGCAGAAAAACGGAGCTTCACGCGAGCGGGAGAGCTATCAACTTTCTACCTGGAATACCATAATCAGGTCCGAGCAGAGGAAACTCAGATCTTCCAGCAGCGGTTTTTCCGCTACGGGCCGCCCACGCCGGAAGATGGCTCCCTGATTTGGGCAGTTTACTGCGATCCGGCCATCTCAGAGGCAAAACGTGCAGATAGCTCGGTGGTCTATGCCGTTGGAATGTCGCTTAAAACCGGTAGGATCTTCGTTCCGGCACCTTGGGCGCAGAGAGGCGCGAAACCGAGAGATATTATCGACGCATTCTTCAATTATAGCAAGCGCTACGGCGCATCTCATCACGGAGTGGAGGCAAATCAGTATCAGGCGGCGCTGATACACCTCATTAGGGCGGAAATGTTCAAGAAAAAGCACTACTTCGACATTCTGCCCATCATACATGGCTCTAAAACATCGAAGTATACGCGGATTAAGGGCGTTTTGCAGCCTCGGTACAGCAACGGGTATATTCAGCACTACGTACCGATCCCGGAGCTTGAAAGTCAGCTCCTGGACTTCCCATCAGGGGTGCACGATGATCATCCTGACGGCTTGGCCGGGGCTATCGCGCTCCTCGATCCTGTTGCGGGGGCTGGATCGGGTAATGAGGACGAAGTTCAGGAAGACCCGGTTGATACAGAGGAATTTAATGAGGGTTGGCGGGTAGCGCCATGATGGAACATTTCACAGAAGCGCATTTGGTTCGCTTTTGGAGCATGACAGAGTGGAAAGACGGTCATTTGCTCTGGACTGGCTATATAAGGCCGAATGGCTATGGTGCTTACGTGTTTCGTAGGCGGCCAGAACGAGTTCATCGCGTGGCGCTGACAATTTATCTCCGCAGAGAGATAGCCCCCGGCAAGCACGCGCTCCATACGCGAGATTGTACGAAACGGCACTGTATTTGTTTTGAGCACCTCTACGAAGGAACTCGTAGCGACAATATGCAGGATATGTTCGCTATGGGTAGGCAGAATACTCGGCAATCTCGAGGGCCTAATTGGAGGCCTAATCACTGGAGGGTAGCACCATGAGCGGAGGCTGGTTCGATGATATCGGCTCTTGGGCTGGCCGGCAGAGTTGGCTCCCCGGCTTCCTTGGCGGCGCGGGCACCGCACAAGCGCCCCCTGAGACCTTCGGGCCTATACCGCCAGTGCCACAGCCCAATTCGCGTGGCACGTCTGCGATAGCTCCGGTAGATCCTGCTGTGCTGGATCAAGATGCGCAGCGGCAACGAGTCGGGCAGGCGCTTCTGCGCTATCGGCAGGCGATGCAAACGCAGCAGCCGAACAACAGGATGACTGAGTGGTTTGGACCGAGAAGAGTGCGGTAAATGGCCGGCTGGATTGAAGGGCTTAGCCCGGAGCAGAACTTTCAGTACGACATGCAGTTCTCGCCGGGCTATCGGGATTGGTACAGGGGAATTAACCAAGAGTTTGGTGGTCCGCCGAACCTGGACGCGCCAGAATACGATACGAGAGGTGCTTGGCGTGCGGGCGTGGTGCCAGAGCCGTATGAGCATGCTGGCGGCCGGTATCACTGGCCATCTGGTGCTGAAACGTTAAGAGGGGACGTCACGTTTAAAACTCCACAGCATCCAACGTACTGGATGGAACAGTTTATGCGGGCTTATGGCGTGGACCCGAATGAAGCCTCTCCTGAAACGCTAGCTAATTCACTGAGAAATCCTGCTGTGCCGGTACCCGGCTGGCCGCAAATACAGCCGCGTTCTAGCGATGTTATGCTTAATCGACTCGGAGGGTTACGGTAATGCCGACTCCTGAGGAAGAAGCTGCGGCACAGCAAGCAGCATTACTCGCTGCTTACGGCGCAACGCCTCAGGATAGAGAGAGGATTGGTTTTCCGAACTTCACATATCCGCCAGAGGATCAGCCGGCAGAGCGGTCGGACAGCTTCATGGCTGGTGGGCCGGGCTGGCTACAAGGACTTACTGGCTTGAGATTGCCGCCGACACCGGCGCCGGCTATTCCTCCTGCGTTGGCTACGGCACCGCCGGTTGTGCAGCCTGGTGATTATCAGCACCCGGTCGAGTCGAGGCTGGCGATGCCGACTCAAGAGACGCATACTGAGCCGCCGCCGCTCGTGCTTGATGAGAGGGTGAACCCGCCGACTCCACCTGAGCGGGAAGGCCTGGAAGGCTCAATTGCAGCGTCGATGTGGCA